CACCGCGCCGGAAAGGTTGATGCCCACCAGGTTGTAGGGGGCGCCGTTGATGTTGAAGTCGATGCCGCCGTTAGTGACGGCGGTGAAGTTGGCGAGCGATTGCTGTGCGGCGCTGAGCGTGCCGCCGAGCAGCTGCCCAGCTGTGGCCACGCGTGCCCAGGCACCGACGTAGAGCAGCGACAACTGCGGGTTCTGCCCGAAGGCGACGGCCGCCGCGAGGTACTCCGGCGCCAGCGAGCCGAAGTCCCCGGCCACGGCGGCCAGCGACGTATACCCCCGGAAGCGCGTCACCGGGTCAATGACCCCGGAATCACCAACAATGATCGGGACGCCAAAGTTGCGCTGCTGCGCGGCAGTGGGCTGCAGCGACACCGACACGTTCACGACGTCGCTGACGGAAAGGCCGAGGTTGATGGTCATAGGAATTCAGACTCCACTGTTTTGTGTCATGGCACTGTTGGCGAACCGGGGGGAACGATTATCGTGTCGTTCACTATTGTGTCATCGATCAAGTTCACATCCGCAACAAGGATGTTCTCCACCGCGTAAACCAATTGGAATTTGCGACGGAACGTCAATGCCAAATCCTGCCGGTGCACCCACTGTAGGTTGATCAGTTCCGGCACATTACGCACATGGCCGCAACCAATGTACCTCATCTCGAAAGGCAACAGCACCTCTGTGTTCTGCGGCACATTCAACCCCGCACGCAGCAGCCGGGCGTAGAACTTGGCGTTGGGTCCGTAATGCGAGGCCAACACGGAGAATTCTTCGTGGTCCCAGTACTGCTCAACGTTGTTGACCGGGTCGTATACGAGCCAGGGTCCCGCGCTCGGCACTGTGTCCACTACCCCCACCGCGCACCAATCCGTGCCCGGCTCGGGCTGCTTCGGATTTCCGGGCTGCCACCGGGGACGAACCAGGCTCCCGGGCAACCCCGTGACCGAGGCCACGAGGGCTTGCAGCACCGCGTCCAGGGCATCGTCATCCACCGGAAACGGGGGCTGAGCAGGGAGCGGACCCCCGGTAGCACTGTTATTGGCCAAAATAGCTCCTGAAAACGGTCCAAAATCCCAAACGGGGCCATGCAGGGGCTGTTTTCTACCCCATCCCTGGGGAAAGGCCCAGCCTAGAGCGCGTTCACAGGCAGGGGACCCGGAGGCGGCGTCGTCCCGAGCAACGGCCGCAGCTCGCAGGTGGCCTCGACGAAGCCCCGGCCGTACCGGGAGTAGGGCAGCACCTCAGCCACGGTGTACGACCGGTCACCACGCTGCACGATGTCGGCGGTGAAACTGAGTTTACCGTCCTGGAGGCGGAACCGCGTGCAAATCAAAATTGAGCCCGTGATCAGTTCACCAACGCCGTTGCGCTCAAGCATATAGCCTTTGACGTTGGTCACCACACCTGTGAACCGAATGGGGGTGCCGGTGTTGACGGCGATGCCGCCGCTGGTCACGGTTTGCATCTGCCGTACACAGATCAGGTCCCGCTCGCAAAAGTCAATGTCGGTCATCAGCTCTGACACATCAAGCAGCGGCATTGCGCTTCCTCACGACGTAGGTGATTGCGTTGCGGTACTGACCCGTATTCACCAGCGCGATGATGCCGGTTTCGTCCTGTGCGGCCCTGGGGTCCACGCCCTTGTTGATCAGTTCCAAATACACTTGCTCACTCTCGCGCCGCGAGGCGGTGCCTCGGGCGTACTTGCGGCCGCGAATGGTGCCGGGGGCGAGTGGCGGGGGGATGTTGGAGTTGATCTGGTGCTTCACTTCGTTGGCAGCCAGGATGCCCGCGTAATTCATGAAGCGATCCGCCAACGCTCCGTCTCCCACCAGCGCCGCGTCCGCCGCCTTACGCAATTGGAACAATGCGGGCTTCTCAGCCGCCTGCACCCCAGGGATCAGGTGCGCCCGGGCCGGAATGTTTTGCGCAGGGGAGCCGAACTCCATCGTGTAGCCGATTGTGGCGTTGTTCACCGGACCTTCATCTCGGTTGTTCTGCCCGGTGTCGGGGATACCGATCAGCACTTGCTTCCCCGTCAGCTCGGCCATGGACTTGAACACCTTGGACACGTTGTCCTGGGTGATGGTCACTGTGCTAGGCTTCGTCGCCATGCTTCTGCAGCAGCGGGTCCATCGGCTCGCCGTCCTCCCAGAGGAATTCCGACAGGTCGAAGTGCGCGCCGCACTGGCAGCAAAATGTGCCGGAATAAAAATACGGATTGCGGGCATAGGTCTCGGCAATCGAGCGGGCCATGGTTGTCAGCGCACCACAGCGTCGCCCAGCACGAGCGAGTTCAGCCTTCGTCCAAAAGCGCCCTTCGCCATCCGGATCGGCTGAGTAGGGTTCGAACTTGGCGTAACCATATGTGGAGCCATACAACTCAACTTCTTTCGGCGTCAAGTCACGGAGATTGGCCGGAGCGGCTGGCGCACCCACATGTGTGTAGCTCTTGCGCACAGGCTTCACGAACCCTTTGGCACGCTCCTCCGGCGTCAACACTACGTAGCCTTTCTGTTGGCCGTCGGGTCGTAGCTCACGATGAGAGCCGTCCTCCGGAACAGGCTCACCGGAGGTCAGTTGACGGTCGCTCATTCCGGCCACCCCACCCCAAGGAACCCACCCCAGGCCCCGACCCCACACCCACCGCTCACCTGCATGCCGCCAGAACCCATCCAGCGCGCGAGCTTAGCGAAGCGAATGCCGTAGGTCGTCATGTTCCAAAAGTTCCCGTCCTTCATCTGCACAGCCGCCGTGTCGTAGGCGGCCGCGACCTTATCGACAGACTTGGAGTTGATGATCCCCTGCACCGAGCCAGGGATGCCCCCGGCGTCGACAGTGGCATTGTCCCGCGCCATCAACACTAAATGGTGCGCCACAAACAGCTCCGTGCCCAAGTCCAGGGCGGCGCCCCAACGACCCACATTCAACAGCATGCCGGCGATACTGATGAACATGTTGATGGAGTCATCGTCATACGTCCCAGGATCAGAGAGCGCCTGGTAATGGGCACGGAAGGATTCCGTCGTGACGGTCACTTTTTCGTGCTCAGTGGCTTTTCAATTTCGACCGCACGCTTCGCCTCCTGCTGACGCTTCAGTTCCGGGATCGGAGTGTCCAACTCCTTGGTAATCTCCTCCGCCGTACCCTTGGCGCCCGGTTCCGCAGCCTTGAGCCGCGCGAATGCCGCATTGGCTGCATCCGTGGCAGCTTGCGCGTCCTTGGCGGTCTGGGCTTTGGACTTGGCTTCGGCTTCGAGCCGCAGCCGCAAGCCTGCCGGCGACTCAATGCGACCTTCAGCCAAGGTGTCCCGAATCCATTCGTGATTCATGAATTCTTCGGACACATCGTGCATGCCAATTTCAAACCGTTGTTCCGTGGGCATGCGGCGATTGTTGGGCTGATGGGTGAAGACGAAAGGCTTGAGAACGTTGATCATTGGCATGGGAATTATAACTCCAAAAAAAAGAACTCAGTTCGCGAATTGCCTGGGGTGTGAGCCCAACTCTTCATTCACAGCAATGCTCCTCCCTGTCCTGAATCAACCAAGGTTCGAACGCAGCCCAGCGGTTTCCGGATACACCAACTCTATGGCGCCGATGCGACCGAAATAGGTCACCAATTGCCGAATGTCGCGATACTCCATCGGAGTGCGCTGCAACGGCACAAGCGGGAAACGGATGCGCATCGGGTCCTTGATGTACGCGAACATGCTGTTGGTCGCTGCCACACCCTTGGTGTTGCCGTTGTTGGTGCCGAGTAGCCACTTGCAAGGCTGTATGTCCAGCGGCTTGCCGTTGGCACCGTTGCTCAGCGAGTTCGCCTTCAAGAACTCCAGGATGGAGATGTTGCCTGCAGTGCTGATCAACGTGCTCACCAGAATGCTGTACTCGTTCGGACTCACCAACAGGCGGTCTGGCATGATGGCGTAGCCGGTGGCTTTCCAGACGGAAGTCAACAGCGAATTGACATCCGCCAGGATTTGCGCCGGGGTGGCCGCAGCCCATGAGCCATTCAGGGCATTGCCTGTGTTACTCAGTCCGGACTGATTGAGCATGCCTGTGATGCTCAGGGCGGAATCCCCAACGTACACTTGCTCGTCGACGTCCATCTGGTACTTGAGCTGCATGCCCTCGTACTTTTGCTGGTCCACCGGGCGCCCCAGCTTTTGCGCCGAGGCCAGCTCCGGCAGCGTCCAACTGAGCTGCACTGCCCAGATGTTCAACGCGAGCAACGTTTTGCCAATGTCCAGCCCGATCCCGACGATGGCGCTGGAGTCCTTACCGGCCCAGGCCTTGTTGGACCCCGCCACTCCCGGCGCCTGCGCGAACGAGGAGTTTGTGAAGCTGGAATTCTCGTCCGCCATCGATACATCGGTCCGCAGGTCGATGTCGCGACCCCAGGTGACCGCTGCGAGCGGCATGTGCAGCCGCTGGTCGAGCCGTTCCAACTCACCGACCAGGAATGCGCCGGAAGAGTCGATGGTGGCCTGGTCAAAGGTAAACAACCCGTCCTGCGTCCGGATATTGGCTACGCGCCGAATGCTGGAGTTCGTACCGCGCACAGCGATCAGGCGACCGCGCTGTGCGGCGCGTGCTGTGGCCACGCGCGGATCGATCGCTGCGGGGTGAGAGGTGTGAAGATTCATTTGTCTATGCTCCTGTTGAGAAAAGTTTACTCTTACCCGAGTGATCAGATGTTGTAGGCGATTTCCACGAACCCACTGGCATCCGCAGCGCTCATGAAAGTCGCAGGAATCAGCGCCGTGGTGGTGCTGCCGCCTGTGGCTGCCGCTTCGAACGACCCCTGGATATGACCAGCACCGCTCGCTGCCGCCCAGATATACACTTGTCCCACGGGAGCCGCCGCATTGGTGCCGTTGAGGTTGTTGAAAATCGTTATGTACCCGCGCCGCAGGATGTTGGCGATGCCTGTGGTCGGAGGCACAGACGTGCCCAACGGGTCCGAAGCATTGGCGCCCTGCGTGGGGAACGGCCGCACCAAGATGCCGTAAATCGCATCACCGATCGCACTGATGGGCACGACCAGCCCGGCGACCAGCTTAACCGGCACACCATACGAGGGAAAAGCAGTAGCGCCAAACGGCTGGGCTTCAACCGTCGCGATGGAAGCGCGGGAGATGTCGCCCGGGATGCCGAAGGGCATACGGAAAGTGAATGCGGTCATTGGAATAAACTCCTATTTGAAATGTGAGGTACTAAAAAGAACCTTGGCTCAAGCCTGCTTGCGCTTGCTCCAGAAGTCGTTATTGGCCTTCTGGATGTCCTCGATGGACGGGGGCTTGCTGAAGTCACGCGTGGCCGCTGTGGTGCCGGGGCGCATTGACGCAGTGTTAGCCGCCTTGCGTAGCTCGGCAGCGCCGGTGAACACATTGAACAGCGCTCGCGCGTCCATGGTCTCCAGCTTCCGGCCCATCAGGAACGGCTCAACGCACTTCTTACCGACCTCGTCCTGCGTGGCACGCAGCAGCGAGTTGAGCACCAGGTTCTTCAGCGCCTTATTGCTGACAGAGTCTGTGGTGGGCACTGCGATGCCGGGCGACAAAATCTCCGCGTACCCAAGCACCGTCTTCAAGAACGGCGACACCGAATCCCCAACCCAAACCCTGCCCAACATGTCCGGGTTCTTCTTCATCTCCTCAGCGCTCAACACTGCATCCTCCGCTTCCTTGGCTTCCAAGTCCTCCTTCTCCGCCTTCGCACGGCTCTCCCGCTCCTCGACACCTTTTTCCTCGGCGGTCTTCTCCTTGCCGCGTGAACCCTCGCCCTTCGGGTTCTCATCCCGCGCCTTGGCCATTTTGTCCAGGGCGTCCTCAATCCGCTTCATGCGTGCGTCCATCGCACCGAACCCTTCCATGCTGCCGGTGGGGGATTCCACCTCATCGTCTTCCGTCAACACTTTGTCCAGCGCCGCCTGGTCCTTCGACTTGACTGCTGTCAATACGCCCAACAGCCGGTCGATGATGCTCACTTTGGCTTTTGCCATTTTCGTCTCCAATGGTTGATGATCTTTGATTGCGACCCTTGGCCCAGCGCGGCCACGGTCCACAAGCGCCACATGATTACCAATGATATTGCGCTGAATACCTCGACCGGCTTCCGGCTGTTCATAGTCCGAGTCGTAGCCGCAGGACAACTCGGGCAATTTCTTGTTGACGTAGTTGATGGCGCCTTTGTCAGTGATCAGCAAGTCGGCCATCAGAAACTCATCGTCAATCCCCTCTCCTCGGCGCACATTTTGCACCGTGCCCACAGTGAGCTTTTTCCAGGTCTCCGGGGAAACGAATTCATTGGGATGTTCAACTGTGACTGACTTCCCTTCAAACGAAGCCACAGTCTCTTCCCGAAACACCTCCTCCGCAAGGCGGTCCACAATGATGCGGCCGTCGGAGTCCCCCTGCAACGGCAGCTCCTGCTCAGAATACACCTGCGATCCCGTGCGCGCAATCGCCACCCCCTCACACAGCAAGTAGCCTTCCGGCGTTTCCCGCCGCGCCTTACCCAACTGCCCAGGGGCATAGAAGTTCATCTTGTCAAACACCATCATCGGCGCTTTATCCCCAACCCGAATGCGCTCAAAGGAGGTGGAGAAATTCGTCAGCGCCCGCATCAATCTGCCACTCAGAGAATCTTTTGATTTACGTTCCTTCAAGATGGAACCCAGCGTCTCGATGTCAATCACTCCCTCTTGTTGTTTCCCACCATTGATAATCTTCTCCAGCGCCGCACGCAGTTCCTTGTCGGCGTCCAGGTCCGTGCGCAAAATCTCTAATACCTCGCGTGCTTCTTCCGGCGTGGTACCGTCGAGTGTACAGTCCTTGCTCTCCCCGGCTTTGCGGTAGGCTGCAGCGATAGCTTGCTTTTGTGGGTGCCCAGCCTTCACCATCTCTGCGATGTTGTGACTGATGACTTCCTTGCTCGACCCGGCTTGCAGCGGCATTTATGGTCCTCCGAACTTGGACGGCAGCGCCCGCACCGGCAAGATTGCTGGCAATGCAGGGGTCCAATATTGATTATTGGTTGGACACTCGGCTGTGACCACATAATCATTCATATCGAGTCCACCCGTCACTGGCACCAGCACCGTGACGTTCGGCCCGTACAACGAGTTGCCTACAGTGTCAATGGCGGGCGTGCCATTCAGCACGGCCTGGGGATTAGTGTCGCCGCCGTAAATGTCTGTGATCGTCACCACAGGCGCACCCGCTAGAACTGTCCCCAACGGCAGCGTGGCCAGAAACAACGTGAAGTTGAAGGCCAACACCACGTTCTCGCCGGGGAGCTTCTCGTCGAACCTCTGCATATCAGTCTATGTCCTCGGGCAGCCAGGTGACCATGAACGAACGGTAGCGCATCTTGACCTCCCAATTGGGGTTGAACAGGTACACATTCAGCGGCAGTGGCCCGTCGGTCACAGCGAAGTCCTGCTCGTTGTCCTCGGCCGACTCGTAGAACCAGTCCCACGCCTCATCCGTGAACTGTGAGGGCGGCACAAAGGTGTCGACCGGCTGCTGGTCCCCAGCGAACATGGTCTCCGAGTCGCCGTCGTCTTGGCTCCAGTCCCAAGCGTCCTCTGCAATTGCCGGGGGTGCAGGCGCCAAGGTATCCGTATTGAAGAAGGCCAGTGCCTCCTCATCGTCCTGCGTCCAGTCCCAGGCGTCGTCGAACGCCATCGCCTGCGGCGGCATCAGCGCGTCGAACAGCGGCAACTGCTCGTCGTCGTCCTGCGTCCAGTCCCAGGCGTCGTCGAACGCCATTGCCTGAGGCGCAGCCACCGGGTCCGTCTCCAGCGAGGGCTCCTCCTCAGTCTCCTGCGTGGCCCAGTCCCAGGCATCCTCGACAACGATCGGGGTATTGTTGAACTGCTGGTAGCCGTCGTCGACGAAGTAGTCGTCGTCGTCCTGCGTCCAGTCGCCGACGTCTTCCACCGGTACCTGGAGGCTCTGCGCAACGTCGACGATCGCATAATCGTCGGGAGTCGCGTAGTGGTCGTCGTCCTGCGTCCAGTCGGTGGGGTCTTCCACCGGCATCGACGGCGCCACGATGACCGACGTGCCCACCGGGTCCGTGTTGAGCACCAGGAACAGCTCGTCGTCCGGGTCCTGCGAGAAGAAATCCCAGCCGTCCTCGATGTTGAGAGTGATGACGGGGATAACGTCCACGATGGCGTAGTCGTCGACGACCACGTAATCGTCGTCATCCGTAGGCCAGTGCTCAGCCCAGCCGTCCTCCAGAATGATGATCGGATTGTTGTCTGGGCATACCTCATCCAGGTCGTGCGCCGTGCCGTCGTCCTGGTCCGGCTCCTCGTCCCACCACGTGGGGTCTTCGGAATTGAGCAGCGGGTTGTTGTCCGTGCCCACCGGGTCGTCCGACACCGCGTAGTCGTCGTCGCCCTGCTCCCAGTCCCAGGGGTCCTCGACCGTGATGGGCGTGGGACCGACGTTGGTCTGCAGTGCATAGTCGTCGACAACCAGGTAATCGTCGTCGTCCGTAGGGCAGTGCTCGGTCCACCCATCCTCGATCTGCGGCTCGTAGGCGTTGGCGAAATCTTCTACGCCTGCCGGCCACTCGTCATCATCCGTGACGAAGTGGTCCCACGCATCCGCCACCGGCAGATCCGCGTCGTCATTCCCAAAGTCGTCCGCGAAGAAATCATCCGGGTCCTCATCCCAATCCGTCAGCCCCTCCAGCACCAGGGAAGTGGGGTCGACGAACTGGCCAACGATGACGTCCATGCTGAGCGCCAGCCACCCGTCGTCGTCCACCTCCGTGAACCAATCCCAGACGTCCTCGGGCTGCGTTATCGGGAAGACGTCCCGCTGCTGGTACGAACTGGCGAAGGTGACGAGTTCGATGGCCTCGTCGAACTGCTCCATGTCCTCGGCGTAGTACTGGGTGGCAATGTTCGGGACGACACTTGCTTCGACCGCGCCGCTCTGGTCCTCGACCAGCGCCCAGGCATCGCCCTCACCGCACTCGTCGTTCCAGTCCTGGTCCGCGTCCGCGATCAGCGGCTGCACGTCCGCCTGCTGATAGGCAGCGCGGTGCTCGTAGACCTCCGGCTCTTCGCTGAAGAAGTCGAAGTTCTCGTCCCCGTACGGCTGCGGCGGCACGCGCAGGGCGATGATGAAGGCGTCGAGCTTGTCGCTGAGCGTCACCGAGTACGTATTGCTGACAGTGCCAGGGACATTGACGTTGTTCTGGTACTGCAGGAAGCAGTCGTACCCAGGCGCAGTCGTCACCGTGCCGTTGGGCGGTGTTGACCAACCGCCAATGGAACTGAAATTCTGGGCCACCGTGCTGGCGACGTTAAACGATAACAGGTCGTCGTTCACCGCTTGCGGAGTGATCGCACCAGTGGTGTGCGCACCGCTCGTAGCCACCGCATCACTGGCCTGTACCGCCACATCCAGCGGCGTCACCTTATCGCGGCCGGAGAACTCCGCGATGATGATGGACGGGGTGTCGTTGTTCTGTGTGGCGAGCGTGAACGTGTTGGCCGCGTTGCCGGCGATGTTCCGCGCCAGCCACACGTCCAGCGTGAGGCCGGTGGCGGCGCCGGAGAACGGCGACCCAGGCGCCCGCACCCACGTCAGCCCCGTGCTGTCGGACGGCGTGACCGTCCCCGCAGCGGCGCCGTTGTACGCCGCGCAGAACACCAGGCAGTTGCCCGGCGTCGTGGCGATCGCAGTCGTGGTCTGCGTGACCGCCGCGACGGTCAGGTTCTTGGAGACCGCCTGGACGAGCGACACTTAGGCGGCCATCCTGGGTGGTCCAGTGTTCCAGCACCCGCGCAGGGCGAAGAAGTCCGGCTCTGTCAAAGGCGGCCAGGGCACAATCCGGCCGTACAACTCGATATCCGGCCAAATGACGCGGGGCCGAATCAGACACACGGGTCGTGAGTCCCCCGTGGCGC